GCATCGAAGATCGCGCGTGGCCTCGGAGCTATTGCTGCTGGTTACGCCAGTATAGAAGGTGCTCGACGGGCGATTTCCGTGGCCCGCGATTTCAATTCTGCATTGGCTGAAACGTCCACGCTCATTGAAGGAACGCCTGAAGAACTTGACGCACTCACTCAGGGAGCAATTGATCTAACCAAGGCGTATGGAGGAACTGCAACGGCTCAGGTCCAAGCGTATTATCAGGCGATCAGTGCTGGCGCTGGCAGCGTTGCAGAAGCGACGAAACTTCTGGATCAAGCGAATAAGCTGGCGATTGGCGGCGTAACAGATGTGACGACAGGCGTGGACGCGCTGACCACAGCGATGAACGCATATTCCGCCCAAGGTCTGACCGCCGCGCAGGCATCCGACGCTCTATTTGTCGGCATGAAAGCCGGTAAAACGACGGTTGGCGAGTTGGGGTCTGCGCTGGGGCAGGTTGTGCCAATTGCTGCAGCCGCAGGCGTGAGCTTTGATGAGATCGTTGCAGGTGTCGCAGCTCTGACTACTCAGGGTCAAACAACCGCCATGGCGACGACCGGCCTACGGCAGGTGATAGCCAGTGTCGTGGCACCGACCAAGCAGGCATCAGATGCGGCAAAGCAGCTCGGTATTGCTTTTGATGCGCAGTCGCTTGAAGCAATGGGGCTCGCTAAATTTCTCGATCAGATCATCGACAAGACCGGCGGTAACACGGATGCGATGGCGCAACTGTTCGGATCAGTCGAAGCACTGAACGCTGCACTGGCATTTTCTGGCGGCGCTGGTGAGAAATTCTCCGGTATCATGGCAGACATGGCGAACAAGGCTGGGGCAACCGATGAGGCGCTGAACAAGGTTCAGAAACAGCTATCCCAGCGACTGAATAAGGCGCTTGGCGAACTTGGTACGATTGGATTGCGCATCGGCAATGCTTTGCTGACAGTGTTCGTTCCGGCGGTTGAAGCTTCCGTATCGGCGGTGTCCTATCTGGCCGAGAACATCGATGTTATGGCATCTGCCATGATCGGTCTGGCAGCAACGCAAATACCGAATATCGTCGCCTCGCTTGGTACGATTGTAGGAGCCGCCGGCGCTGCCGCAGGAGCATTGAGGGCGCTCGGAGTGGCGGCATGGGCCGCTACAGGACCATGGGGGTTGCTGGCTGGGCTGGTGGCCGGTGCTGCGTCGTATTTCTTGGTATTCAAGAAAAACACGAATGATTCTGAGACCGCTTCTTATGATGCTGCCGCTGCCACTGCTGCTCTGAACGGCGAATTGGCGGCGTTCTATGGAACTGCTGCACCAAGCGCAGCCGCCAGTGCCATCGATGTTGCCAATAGCAATTATAAACTTGCCGATAGCGCTGTTGCTGCAGCTAAGGCAGAACTCGCAAAAGTGCAGGCGATGAATGAAACAGCCGAAGCGCGACTTGCCGAGGCTGGTGCTGCGATGCCTTTCGGGACGGAAATGGGAAAACGCATCGAAGCAGAGGCCACGCGTGATTTGACGAAAGCAGAACGCCTTCTGGCCGAAGCGGAACTGGCACGTAATCGAGCAGCTAGGGCCGTAACTGGCACTATGTCGGAGCAAATGACCAAAGAACAACAGCTTCGCACAGAAATCGAAGTGACGACCAAATCTCTGGGCACGAATATCGATAAAATCGAAAAGAAAACAGATGCGCTGGTAGATGCCGCAAAATCCATCGATGAAAGTTTCGGAGCTGCCAAATCTCTGGGCACGAATATCGATAAAATCGAAAAGAAAACAGATGCGCTGGTAGATGCCGCAAAATCCATCGATGAAAGTTTCGGAGCTGCATTTTCCAGTGCGATCCGCGGCGCTGAAAGCATGGGAGAAGCAGTGGGTCGCGTTCTGGATAATCTTGCCGATCAAATACTCAGCAATGCTTTCACATCACTGTTCAGCAGCATAGGACTTGGTAAAATATTCGGTCCTTTGGTAGCGAGTGCGAACGGAAATGTTTTCAGTGGCGGTAATGTCATGGCTTTCGCTGATGGTGGTGTTGTTTCCGGGCCCACAGTATTCCCGATGCGCAATGGTGCTGGTTTGATGGGGGAGGCCGGTCCAGAAGCGATCATGCCGCTTGAGCGTGATCGACGTGGTCGTCTTGGCGTGCGGTCATCCGGCGAATCTGGCGGAACTGTTGAGGTGAGCGTTCGTGTAGATGATAATGGCAACATCGTGCCTGTCATCGAACGGGTCAGCGGCAACGTGGTAGCTCGGGCTGCACCGAACATCATCGGGGCGACTGATCGGCGCACTGGCACGAATATCGACGAATACACTATGCGGAAAGGGTGATCATGGAACGTCCGACCATTATCGTCCCACAAAGCCTGCTTACATCGCTTGATTTCACCTGGGACATCGCATGGCGCGGTCAATCTGTTGGTGAAACGAACAGCGGATTCACGCAATCGGTCTACAATGCTTTTCCGCGCTGGGTCGGAACTCCTAGCGTTTTTCTGCAAGATCAGCAACTCGCACAATGGCGGGCTATCCGTGCCGAGGCCCAAGGGATGGTCGGCATATACAAGATCGAAATGGATGATCCGATTGGGTACAACGGAACATATCTTCCGAACGGAATTCCATTTTCAGAGGGTGTGTTTTTCAGCAATGGCTACGGATTTTCATACGATCCGACATGCACTGCAGTAACGGCAGTTGCAGCCGGAGCGACTTCGCTTCGCATCGATGTAACCGACACCGGCGCGGCCCCGAATGAAGGTCAGATCATGAGCCACAACGATTGGCCGTTCATGGTCACGTCCGTTCTGCAGGTATCGCAATATGTCTATGATATCACGCTTCAAATGCCGTTGCGATCTGCGATTGCTGCAGATGACACGATAGAATTGCAAGGCGTCGGCCTGTTTGAAGCCGTCGAAGAAAGTATGGGAAATCCTGTTTACACTGGATCATATGCTTCGATCGTCAAGTTGAATTTTCGGGAGGTTCTCAACCGATGAGCTTTTTCCCGTCAACATATGACCAGACAGAAAATGTGATTGCTGCACTTGATCTATGCGCGATCGAAACAGCCGATGGAACTGCCAGGTTCATCATCGGAACCGATGGCGTATTTACCGACAGCAATAGCAATGTCTGGTATGGGTCGCAGCTCATCGCAGTGAATAATCTCGAACTGGCGATGGACGGTAATGCGCCGGCAGGTTCTGTCACGCTGTCATATTTTCAAGATCCGAATGCCACAGATTTGGTTGATCAAGTCAAATCGCTTGGTTTGGATTATGTGGCCGGTCGGAACATCACGTTCTATGTTCAGCCGATCAGATCACAAGCGGAATTTTATGCTCCCACAATCGCGCCGATTCAATGGATGCAGCGGATCATGAGAACCATGACATTTTCGGCGAACGGCGCGCAGAACCGATCCATATCTGTGTCATTTGAATCGTGGTCAGAAGATCGCAAGTCGGCCAGGCGGATTATCCTGAACACGGAAGGTCATGCGAGATTGATCGGATCTGCAAATCCATCATTGGAATACATGCCGACCAGCGATTTCGAGGAAGAGAAACTATTCGGATGACACCACTGTATCGAGAGCTCCACAGATGGGCATCGCTTCCGTTCATCTGGGGCGAGAGCGACTGCATTACCTGCGTTTGCGATTGGATCATGCAGGTTCGCGGCGTTGACCCGGCAGAGAACGTGCGCGGAACATATGATAGCCGCGGCAGCTGCCAGCGCGAAACAGGGTTCTTCAGAAATCCGACCGGTGTGGTCGATCATTATTTTTCTGCAGCCGGTCTTGAGCGAACGACAGAACAGCGACCCGGCGATGTGGCTATCATCTTGGCACGGGATGCAGATGGACGTGTAAGCCCGTGTGGTGCGATCTGGATGGGCTCGGCATGGGGCTGCAAGGGACCGAATGGAACGACGACTATCAACCGACGTGCTGCATCGCCGCTACTATGCGCTGACGGCACAGAGGCGATCTGGAGCGTAGGATATGAGGCGTAAACTACTGATCCTCGCACTTCTGGGGACAACAGCGCTAACTCCGGAACCGGCGCACGCCGCGCCAGTTGTCGGATGGTTGGCTGGAGCTCTTGGAGTTGCCGGCGGATCAGCACTTGCGGCAACTGCAGCATATGCCGCTGGCGCATCATTCGCAGGGACTGTGGTTGGCGGATTTCTCGTGCGCACAGTGGTAGGCATCGGCCTATCGCTTCTCGCAGCGAAATTATTTTCTCCAGGGATTGGAACGCCACCGCCATCTGACAGAATGGTTAATTTTGCACAGGCGAAATCATACGCCGAATATGTCTATGGACGAGCACGCAAGGGCGGGCCACTCGGATTTACCGGATTCACTGACAGCAAGCGATATTATGTGCCGATCCTTGCAGCGCATGAGATCGAAGGTTTCATTGAACATTGGCTTGATGAACGTGTCGTCACGTTGAACAGCGAGACGGATACCAGTCTGACGAACATCACAACGGCTCCTATCGCAGGATACGGACGGGTAGATGCCTTCGACGGCAGCAGCGGACAGACCGCGAATTCAGGCCTTGTGTCGGCGTTCACAGAGATTACCAGCAGCCACGATTTCGAGGGTCTGGCTGGCGCAACGATTTGGGCAAAGCGGCCGCCACAGTCTGAATTCAGCAAGGTTTATCCAAATGGTCGCCAGTGGTCATATGCGCCGGTCATCGATGGCGCCAATGACATCTATGATCCGCGAGATTTATCCACTGGGTACAGCAATAACGCAGCCCTAGTGCTGGCCCATTGGATCGTCAATCGCCTTGGTCGTCAGGTCGATTGGGACGAGGTAGGCGATGAAGCAGATGTTGCAGATATTTCGGTGACGAATGCTGAATCCGAAACGCAAGCTCTTTGGACGCTCAATGGCGTGATTTCTGATGAACAGGAATTCGAGAGCCAGCGCGCACAGATGGCCGCTGCTTGCGATGCTTTCATCTATGAACGAACGGATGGCAAAGTCGGGTTCAAGCTCGGTCGCTGGATCACACCGACCGTCACGCTTTCGGCGGATGATTGTTTCGCGCTGGAACTAAGCGAAGGCCAATGGGGGTCTAATGCTGTAGACGAAGTGGTCGTCACCTACGTCGAACCCCAAAACGCTTGGCGCGAAACGCCATCCGGAACTTGGGTGGAAAACGATGTGACAATTCCGGTTCGTGATGAGCCGCAGTTATACATGATCAACAATCATAACCAAGCCGCAAGGATCGCGAAACGGATCGCGAAAATGAAGCGATCTCAATACCAGCTTCGCGCAACCATCGGTATGAACGGTTATGAACTAATCGGACAGAGATTTTTCCGTCTCGTTCATGCTGAAATGGGCATCGATGAATATTTTGAAGTCGGCGAGCTGGTGCGCGAGAACGTTTCTCAATTCACTCTCACCGCAAATTCCGTTTCGTCCACGGATTTCGATTTCGTTGCGGCGACCGAGGAACCGACCCGGCCGGATTACGGGAGTGTAACAAACAATGATGATATTCCTGATGTCGCAGGTCTCAGCGCATCTACGGTCGATGCGGGCGGAATTGATTTCTCATGGACAGCAACGGACGCAAGTCTGGTTCAGCAGGTGCAGTTGCGCGTTCAAGGTGAAACTGAATGGCAGATAGTAACCGCAGCAGAAGGTGAAAACCAAGTCCGCGTGACCGGTCTGATCGACGGCGAAACTTATGAATATCAAGCACGGAACCGAACAGGATCATATCGTGTTGGCGACTGGGCGCCGACAACACCTGGGACAATCACCGTTATCGCGAACAGCACCGCTCCGGGAGATTTGACGGCATTCACTGCCACGGTCAATGGCCTCGATGTCGATATCGATTTCACGGCGCCGAACGATGCGAACTATTTCGGAACGCGGATTTATCGCGCCGATGACAGCACCGATTTCAATGACGCTATTTTGGTTCATACAGAATACGGCATCCCATCTAGTGCCGATAGCTGGACGGACATTGGGGTTGGATCTGGTGGATGGAGCTACTGGGCCGAGCCCATCAATTCAAGCGGGGTTGCGGGAACGCTCGAAGGCCCTGAAAGCGTGACAATCTAAACTGAGGAAATCAAATGGCAACTTCCCGTAAATCTGTAGAATTCGCACTATTCGGAAGCCCGCGCAGCGATGCATATCAGCCCGCAAAATCAGATCTTGAGATTATTTTGAACCGGTCTGGTCTGGAATTCCAAACTTATTCGGAACTCACGGCTGACACGAATCTGACGTATACCACTGGCACCGTCCACACGGTTGAAGAAGGTGAATTTCTGGTCGTAGATGGTCTGCTTTATGAAATCGCGGCCTTCGATGCATCTGATAATCATGGCGTCACGGCAGGCGATGTGAAATTCTATGAGGCCGGTCCCAATTTCAGCACCCGGGCGCGTCTGGTGGAATGGCGAGCACGACAGATCGCGAATGAAAACGAATCTCAAGACGGTTATATCGTGACCGCAAATGATGTTTGGTATAAGGCGTCTAGCGGAGCGACTTCGGTCTCAGATATCCCTGGATTCGAAATCATCAACTCCGCAGGGTTCGTCTCGGTTGGATCTTTCTTGACCGGCAGTGAAACAGACCATACTACCGCATTCCAAGCGGCGATTGATAGCCTGCCTGATGCCGACACAATCCCTGAAACTCTCGAAGATGGGGAACTTCCCAGCTATACGTTGTTCGTCCCCAAGACGGCTGACGGCAGCCGGTATGTTATCACATCCGCACTAGACGTCGGCAAGCGATCCCTGACATGGCTTGTAGACGGGGGTGTTCGAATCGGCAGCACAGTAGATGGATCGAACCTGAACTGGACCTATCTCAATGCTCCGGTAATCAATGAACGTGGCATCCACATGAGGGGGTTCGCAAACAAGAAAGACAATGCCGGATTTTCTGTGACAATGGGCAGTGGGGCGCTGGGTGACCGTGAGGCGGGAATTTCTGGCTATGACCCGGACACAGTAGAGACGCAGGCGTACCAACACGAACGTGGTAGTGCAACCTTGTACACAGCCATCGGCGACAACACACAAGTTAAGATCAATGGCGGCACGAATGCCACGGCTTTCACATCGACTGGTTTTACTATCGCCACACCATTGACTGAGCCAGAGGCTCGGAACCTCCGCGTCGGGATGTTTATCGACACATCCGGAACAATGGATGGAACCGGTGGTTCGACCAGACACACCACTCGGCTGGTAAGCTGGTCGCCGGAATCTGCGCCTGATACATTCGTTGTGGAGCAATGGTACAAGGCGAGTGCAGTTAACCCATATGCAGCGGCTGTTGCCAGCACTCCTGGAGACGGGGCAAACGTCATCATTAACCCGCTGAACAAAGTCTGGGGTCAGAATTCGAACATTTTCTTGACGGAAACAGACGGCGCAACCTTTGGCTATACGTCCGGCTCATTCTTCGAAGGTGGGTTTTTCAACAATACCGGCACAGAGGCCGATGATGACTTCAACCGGAATGAGCATCCGTTCCATTTCTACGGGATCGACCTATCGAATTCTGGAGATAATGGCGGCGGACATGCATTCTTGGCCCGCGGTAGCGCCGACGCCAAATGGACTACTGGTTTCAGGACTACCGGTGCTAAGATCGGGTTCCATTATGACGGCATTAGCTTCAATGACGGAAGCGACGGATTTGTATCAAGTTCCGGGTATATTGGAACAGACGAAACGTACACGGATGGAACCCCCAATAGCGACTTCCTTAGTCGTGCCAAAGTCGCTGGCGCATATGATAACAGTTTCAGGGTTGTCGGAGGTTCTCCGATAGTTGAGTTGGGGAGACGTAACAGCACGTCACAGCCACGGGTCACTTTCTTCGCAGATGGAAATGCAAGCACAGACGACGCTGCTTACAACGGCCAGATCGGGTTCAGGAACGATCTTGCGTCCCTTTATGTAGATCGCACTGGCGCAGCAGATCCTGACGATGCAACTATCCTGTCGTTTACCACAGAAAGCACATTGAAGGCGTATCTCAAGTCCACAACGGGTGGCATCTCTTTTGAAGGCGGTGACGTGTCCTTCGACACCGATACGCTTCATGTGGACGAAACCAATCACAGGGTCGGGTTTGGTACGACTACACCGGATAAATTGGTTCACGTTTACAGCGGCGCAAGCGGAGCAACTGGTTATGGCTTTAATGACCAGATCATGGTTGAGGGAAGTGGTGCCACGGGTATAAACATTCTGCATCCGGATGCGAGCGTTGGCGCTATCGCTTTTTCCACACCTAGCGATAGCCTTGGTGCGATCATGTCATGGAATTACAACAGTGGTGAGTTCAGGGTAGGTGCTCGATCAGAAACAGGATTCGTGGCACTGCATTCCGGAAACACCGAAACGATGCGGCTGGCCGCTAATGGCCGCGTGGCTATCAACGAAACTGTCCCTGATTACGGCCTCGACGTTAACGGAACGTTTGGGTTCACCCCTGGCAGCAGCGTAACACCGGTCGATAACGGTGACGTGGTAATCGAAGCGACGGATAATACGACGCTGACGTTCAAGTTGAAAGGATCTGACGGAGTGGTACGCACTGGTACACTGACGTTGTCATGATATTCGCACCAGACGACTTCGCCGGTGATCCATACGGGGGCGGCAATAACCAAGGTATGCACTGCATCTTCGGTGCCGCCTTGGTTGGTGTTTCGTCGATGCTCATACCAATGGTTTTGGCCATATTTGCCGCAGGGTTCGGAATCATCGCTTGGGAGTGGATTCAGCTTCGCTACCAAGGCGCTACAAAACATGACTACACCGCTGACCTGCTGGCGTGGCTGAGCGGCGTCGGTGGGTGGGCTGCGCTTATCTCAGGCGGTTATGTGTCAGGTATAGGCGTATTGGCTCCTGTGGGACCGCTGTTCGTCTGGTCGATAGCATATGCGAGGCGGAAATGGCTCAACTAGTTGGCGTGTTCGCTTTGACATGCTAGTTTTAGGTGGAATGAGGGGAAGGTATGTTTGACACTAATGTCTTGCACGTAATCCTTGGACGCGATCATGAGCTCGATCGTTATCGTCCAATTCTTTGCATGATCGAGGCCGCTCTGTTCGGTATCGGGTGCCTGTTCTGGGTAGATTCAATGACGGATCAGGTAGGATATTCTGAGGCGACATGGGGAAGTTTCGCGTATCAGTTCAATGCTGAATTCTGGGCCTTCATCATGATGGCAGCAAGCGCGATGACGCTTATAGGTTTGATCAGGCCAATCATGCGAAAAATGGTGACGTTCGGCGCTTTGATCCAGACAGTTCAGTTTGCTCTACTATCGTATTCTGCGGCGTTTACAGGCGGTGAGTTTGTTATCGCAATTTATGCGAGTGTCCTGTTCGTTCCTATGCATTTCTGGCTAATGATCGAGGGCATGCACCGTGACCCCATTGGAAAATGAACTGCTACAAGCATATGGGCTTCCGGGTCTGTTTATCGGCCTGATCATCTGGCATTGGCGGCAGAAGATCGTCAAGAATGGCTATGAAGACCCGACCAAGATTATCATGTCCAAGCTTGATTCCATCGAGAGCAACCAGAAAGAAATCACCAATATTCTGCAAGTGCATGGAGAGCGCATAACGCGAGTCGAGGCCGTGCAGGACGAAAGGGGACGGTAAGATGTCTGTGAACGATCTTTTGGATTTCATTGCGCAGCCGGAAAGCGAAGGCGATCCGAATGCGATCTGGGGACGCATCGATAAGGCTGATCGACCGAAGCAGCCAGTCACTTCGATGACGTTTGGTGAGGTTCTGGCGTGGCAGGATTCCATCGACCACAAGTATATGAGCGAGGCGGTTGGAAAATGGCAGTTTCTTGAGGATACATTGCGCGGCGCATATCTAGGAGCAGGTCTGAAACAGACTGATCGTTTCAGCGAAGAAAACCAGCGTAGGGTTGCGCTTGTTCTCTTGCGGCGCCGCGGTCTGAATGACTATCTGCGCGGTGAAATTCCTGCAGTTCGCTTTGCACAAAACATCTCCAAGGAATGGGCCAGTATGCCATGCACTATCAAGGACCGTCGCGGCAGGCGGCCGCGCGGACAAAGCTATTATGCAGGCGATGGGCTCAACAAGGCGCACGTTTCGATTTCTGCGCTGATGAAGGCTGTTCACGACGCAAAATCAGAACCGAAGCCGCCTGTCGCAGATCATGTGGTTGAAAAAGTCGACAGTCCAAGCCTGTTTTCTGCTATACTGAAAATCTTCGCGACAATCTTTGGAGGTAAGAAGTGAACAGATATTTCAAGCCGAGATCGCTCACATGGTGGGCCAGCGTCACGCCGCTTGTATGTGGCCTTGTGATTGCGTTTGAACCAGTTCATGGCTGGCAGGAACTATCCGAAGCACTCCGCAACTCCACGGGGCTGTCAGCGCCTGTGCTGATCAATATGGGCCTAGCAGGGATCGGTTTGCGCGGGGCAGTGTCGTGATCGCCTGGTTGGTTTCGTCACGTCTTGGCAGAGCGCTGAGCGCCATAGCCACGTTTCTGGCAGCTATCCTCGCGGCCCGTGCATATGGTCGCCACGAAGGACGACAGGCGGCAGAACGGCGCGAATTGGAAGATTACAAGCAAACAAGGAAGCGGATGGATGAGGCTGATACTCCGAATGACGCCGATGCTGCTGATAAGTTCCTGCGCGATCGGTATAAACAGCGCGATCTGTGACGGTACACAATCGGCCCGCAATGATCTGAACGTTGCGCTGCTGGAAGATGGCGGACCGCAGTCTAAGGTCGCTGGCGCAAGCCTGTTATCGCTTATGGATGTTGGATGCGCCGCCGGTCGCTAACCGGCATCAATGTCAATAGAACAGAAAGGAGACCCGTCTAGGTTTGATTGCATCCAGTGTGGGTGCTCGATATGAAACTGTCCCCACAGTTAGTCCCGCCGGTTATTCCGAGCGGGGCTTTTTCGTGAGTTGCGGTTTCTGGATTAGCGGCGTTTGCGATCTCGAGAGATGTAGAGCGGGAAAATTCCGAACAGGAACCATCCGGTATAGATGTCGAGGTAGTTTCTGGACCTGTTGTGTCCGCCAATTCCTTTGCGGTCATAGGCAAGACGTTCCCATGTTTTCCTGATGATCATGATGATGCCTCCGGGCGATTGTTAGACAGTTTCGGGCTGGCTCACGTCCAGCTCATGGACGATCAGCATCTGATCGCTGTCCGGGTAGCAGAACCGGATTGAATTGCCGCCTGCGTGTTCGAGGAAATGAGCTGGCTTTCCATTCACGAGAATTGGAGCGCCAAATCCATGCGGCATTTCTTTCTGTTCGATGGTTCCGACGATCTGCAGGAAGCGCTTGAACGTGATCGCGTCGTTTTCGCCCTGTAGGGATCGAAATGCCCGGGCGCGGGCCTGGTTCTTGTCCTTGGCGAAGAATGTTGCTGAACCGTAGCCTGCAACGCTCACTTCAAATTTCTTTAGGATACAGGTCAAATCGGACTCCTGGGGTTATGTGGACTTCGCGTAGATGATCGCCTGCATGGCTTCGTAGGTCTTTGACGCTCTCCGACCTTTCTCACACGCAATACCGCACTCTTCGGCCATGCACTGGTGGATATCATCCCATGCCTCGATCAGACGGGGCCACACGGTCCCGTGCTGCGCCAGCGCGGCAAATGCGGCTTCTCTCACCTCGGGGACGTTATGGATGAGGCGGGCGCAGCGACCGAAGTCGCTCGGGTCGTGAGGGTAGCTCGCGTGATCCGGTGCAAAGCCTGTCAGGGCGGCCACCGCCAACGTCTCCGATGACGAGCCTGTATCCCCGCCGCCGAACCACGCCGCCAATGATCGCTTTGCTTCGGTCGATAGTTCCATGGGTTCCTCCGGCGGTTTTAGGACTTTGTCGGTGGCGGCAACATCGGCCGGTCGCCACCGGTGATTGCTTCGATCGCCCGCCGGCCGTCCGGAAGGGCAATGTGGGGAAGGAAAGCGGCGTCGGTATCGAGGAACCCGGCGGCCATCATCGCTGCCTGCGCCTTGATCCAGTCGGCCATAATCGCCCAAGCCGCGCTCTCCGCGATCTTGCGCGCTTTCGCCATGTGATCGGCCTCTTTGGTTCTCGGGCCCTTCTTGTTCTCGCGAAGCCAAGCATCTGCATAGGCTCCAACGCGCACAGGAATTGTCACCTCGCGCCCGTGCAGTCGAAACTGCGCGATGATCTGATCTCTGTCGTCGTCAACCATGAACCCGACAGCGCTGGCGCCTACGCTGCGAAGCGTGTCGCGGATTTCTTTTTCGCGAGCCTGTCCAGCGGTGGACGATGCGTATGGTAGTGCCATGTCGGCCTCCGGGGGATTTTTAAGACTGGGGGTATTTTAGGAGCGCCCAGTCACTCCCTCAGATTTACAGCCCACGGTTCGCACGTGGTGGCCTGTTCCTCGACACAGACTGCTGACCCTTAACGTTTTCGTGGTCGTCCCCCAGCAGTTGGTCCCCATCCACGCAGGCACATTGCACCAACATGCAATTACTTGTCAATAACTGTATTGACACTTGTTTACGCGTAAAGCATAGATTAGAGCCATGAAAGATATGGCTCGGAAAAAGCAGATGGTGACGCTCACCATCGAACCTGAACTGGTAGAGCGGCTGAAAGCGTGGATCGCGCGGCAGGACTTCCCGCCGCCGCAGAATGCTGTTGTTGCCAAGGCAATCGAGAAATTTCTCGATGAGAATCGTGGGTGACTACATTACCGAGCTGCTTGAAATGGTGGTGCAGGAAGCAAACGCGAGCGCGGTCCGGGTGTCCCGGGCGCGGTCCAGCTAAGGAGCGATGTTTTGATTGGTGAAATCCGAACTGGAATTGCTATCGCAATTTTGACAGCTATTGGTGGTTACTGGGCGAAATCTATAGGTTTTGGAGCGGATGCTTCATTTTCTGTTGGCTTCCTTGGTGGTGCTGTTTTCGTTCATTGTTTGGCTGTTCGATAGGCCAGAGAAGAAACCAGAAAGTGAGCGCTGGCATGGCCATCACGTACCAGTGGATCAAGTTTCGATAGGATCGTTGAACGGACAAGGGCTGGGATCGCACGCGCCCGTGAGCGTGGCGAAAAGGGCGGAAGGCCGGTGGCAATGACGCCAGCCCGTGTCGAGGTGGCCGATATGATGCTGCGCACCGGCAAGCGCGGTCAGGAAGTACTCGATGCGGTCAAGCCGCTGTCAGAGGTCAAGCTGAGCCGGGCGGCCTATTACGCTTTTCAGAAGCGGTGGGACAACGGCGAGATTGAAACCGTCGATGACGGTGAGGAATCCTAGAAAGGAGCGAGCGAGATGGCTGAATTATTCATGCAAGCAGCGCGCGCCGAAACAATGTTGCGTGATTTCGACAAGCTTCGACGTGCCATTCGTGAACACGACAGCGAAGCTACGGAAGAAGCCTGGGGAAAATGCGAACGCTGGGTCGATCAATTACGGCCTATCAGTTCAAACGAATCCAAGTATGAGTGAGGAAATCTTTGCAGAAAGTGCAAAGATTTCTGGTCTGAAAAAGGAGCGAGGTATGGTAGATCGCATCGAGACCTATGATATTTCCGAGTTCTCCAATGGTGATTGGTCTGATCGCAAGGAATATGAGCAGGACGATATTTCGTTCCGTCATATAGACGTCTTACATCGCGCCAGACCAGACTTTGTTGAAATGGGGCAGTGTGGTGAAAGTGACTACTGGTTTTTCCTTCATCAGTTCAGCGACGTTCGCTTCGAATTCTATCTGTACTTTGCGAACATGTGGTCAGGTGATGGTGAGCTATCACCACTGCAAGCGGAGCCGTTCTTCTAGGTAAGCGGAACTACATTCGATGGTGTGCGTGAGTGCTCAGGTGGTGAAAATTTCACTGGCGACCTGCGGGACATGGCAGCGGCTCTAAACTGGTTGCACATTTATTGCTGCAGTCGCTGGCCTAGTTTCGCTGAATGGTACGAGGGAATATAAAAAAGGAGGCCGCGTTGATCGCTGCAGCTGGTCGCTCTATCTGATCGGCATGACCGATCGAATCCCTGGCCCTTTCCTCGACATCGAATGCCTCTGCGGCCACCACGAAACGATTTTTGAACGTGCCGACGGCCCGGAGTGGATCGCCGGCGTAACGATCGAAGACGCCCCGCGGATGCGCTGCTCTGCCTGCGGCCAGCTCGGCCAGGCGATTGAGATCCGCAAGGGCTGGCACATGGCGGCCAAGTGGTCGTCGTCAAACTGATCCACTGGATGCGCCGTCTGCGGTGCGGGCATCAGTCTCGGGGGATAGTCTCGGGTGACGCTCATGTCAGCCCTCCTTGGTCAGTTCTTCAACAAGCTGAATGCGGTCTCCGATCCATCGCATGACATCTCCGCAAAGCTCAGCAAATTCTCCATCAGTGAGGTCACGCTTTGCTCGATTGGCCTCAACAGTCACCCACTGTAGGTTGTCAATCTCGTCGCCTCCACCTCGCGACTTTGGTATTTTGTGATCGAGTTCGGCGTTTTCGCGCGAAAGCCGTCTTCCGGTTAATGCACACAAGCCACGCTGCTTTTTCCAAAGACGCGCCAATTCAGTATAATTGGCAGCTCCCATCTTGCGCAGCTTGCACGCCTTAGCCCAAAAAAATCGGCGGGCGTAATATTCGCGCATTTTGGCGGTATTCTTCTCACGGTTCGCTGCGTGCCATTTACGTTGCTTTTCGCGGGTGGCATCTGGATTGGATGCGCGCAATCGAGCCATGTAGTCCCGCTTCATCTTGCGAGCATAATCGCCTCGCGATGCATACCAATCCCTTTGATATGATCGCTCGCAAGCGCGGCACTTGCCAATCCTATACCCCTTTTTGTGGATGCGATACTCTGAATCCGGCTTTGTTTCGCCGCAGGATTTGCACTTAAACATCGAACGCCTCAACCATTTCTATCCGCCGCCCAATCCACTGGACCACATTCACAGCGAATGAATTGCCCAAAGCCTTGTATCGCCGTCCGTCTGGCGCGTGATCTTTGCCGCGCCACGGAACGTCGGTGAAGCCGTCAGGAAATCCCTGGAGGCGCTCGCATTCTGTCGGGGTCAGGCGGCGCACAGCCCATGTGGTTGCTATGGCAGGCGGGTGCGCTCCTGCTGCCAATGGATGGCACGGGTCGCCGGGCTTCGGGTTGCTGTAATTTCCCTTGCTGGTCACCTGCGTGGTATCGAACGCAACAGCCTGACAGACAGACCTAGCTTCAAGCGTATAGCTTGCGCCGTCATCCCTTACGCCAGCACCATCCGGTCCAGCATTATGGTTTTCGCTGATGGCGCGCTCTTGAATGGCAATCGTCAGCGTTCCGCGCCCAGTTCCATCTTCGCTGGCGTCAAAGCCTTCTGCGCGCAGGGCGTGACTTACGTCGCCAGTCGCGCTCGCGATTAAGGTCTCGGTCTCGGCGTCGAGGCTCTGCTGTGCGCTTGCTGCAAGACAATAGCTTACATCACCGGAGTTTGCGACCAATCCCCAGTCCAGATCGAAGTCAGTGCCTAGCCCGCCACCGCCTGTAGGGCGCGCGCTAATAGTGGGGGCAACTGCTTTCCCCGCTTCTCGGCGCGGCGGAGGATTCCCCGACATGCTTTCGCCGTCAAAAAGTACCGCTGCGGCACGTCGCCAGTCTCCAAGATATCCGACAACGAACACACGACGCCGGCGCTGCGGAATGGCCCAAGGAAATGGCAGTGTTCTGACGTACTGAGCGTCAAGAACTCGGTAGGCGACCCCATACCCGAGTTCGACCATGCCCCCGAGAATGGAACCAAAGTCCCGTCCTCCGCTTGATGACAGGACGCCGGGGACGTTCTCCCAAACCAGCCACTTGGTCCGCAGTCGGTCAGCCAGCCTAAGATATTCGAGTGCCAAGTTGCCACGGTCATCGCCCAATCCTCCGCGCAATCCTGCGATTGAGAATGATTGGCATGGGGTTCCTCCGACAAGAAGGTCAATTGGGTCATAGTCGCCACTTTCGATTGTTGTGAAGTCGCCATGCAGAGGCACGTCAGGGTAATGATGCGCGAGAACAGCGCGCGGGAACGGATCGATCTCTGAGAAAAACGAAGGCGTCCAGCCTAGCGGATGCCAGGCTTGCGTTGCCGCCTCAATTCCGGAACAGACCGATCCATACTTCATGCCGCGGCCTCCGCGCCTTGCTGCAGGTCGAGGATCGCGTCGACGAAGCCCATAATGCGGCTGCGGTGGGCGGGGTCGGCGATGCGGGCGATCTTCCCGGCCATCTGTGCGGTTTCCGCCTCGATCACCGGGCCACCGTCGCCGGTGTCGTCCAGGCCTTCGAATAAGTAGGCGACCTGCACGCCGAGCTTGCCTGCGATCATGTAGAGCTTGCTGGCGCTGATCCGGTTGCGGCCGAGTTCGTATTTCTGCACCTGCTGGAACGACAATCCGAGCGCCTTGGCGACATCTGATTGGGTCAGGCCGCGCAGCAGGCGCAGCGATTTAAGGCGTTTTCCGACGTGGATGTCTACGGGGTGGGGCATGGTTGTGATCCTTCTGTTCGTTGTTGTGGTTGTAGGTCAGGCCTGTTTCGTGGCCTCGCGGTAGGCGACTAGGGCGGAGCGCATATTCTCCCAGTCACTCGGCCCATCGTCGTCTAGACAAGCTGCACCGCTCAGAACAGATACCGCATTCGCGAGATTCTCAGCCGCCAGCAGCGCGGCCTCCATGTCTGGTACACGGGCTATGCGACGGGAATTTGCGATTTGATGGCAAAATGACAATGATCCAGCTGAGAAGTGAGCCATACCAAGACCAGCGACCTCAATTGGCTTAGTTGTATCTCCGTCATATTTGGTTAGCATTCCAAGATTTTGTATCCACGGACCCGGTGTCCCGGCATCACGGTCTCGCTTGATGTCGTCAATCAGGCTCATTTCATCGCCTCCTCGCACATGCGGGCGCCGCCGCTGATCCAGTCGGCCAGTTTCTCGCGGATGGTCATTCGGTACTGCCTTTCTCGCGCGAGGCGGTAAGAACGATGGCCGCTGCGGTGATCCATTTTTTCTTCTGTCCCTTTGGTATATTTTCCCAAGAAACAGTGAATCGACCCGCCATCTGATGTGCTCGCAGTGCAGCGGCACCTCGTTCGACCTGCTCATCAAAGATCAGATCGCCAACAGTTTTATTTTCCATCTCTCTCTCCTTCGTTTCCGCTTGGGATGCCGGCCCGCGCGGGGCCGGTCACCGAAGTGGATGGTTAGTCTGCCACGCGCCGCGCCTGTTCAGCGAACGGGTCAAATTCGCGCTTGATGCGGAATTCGTAGATGCCGGGATCGAGATCGACAGGCTGGTGCGGAACGGCGGCGTCCTGAAACAGCTTCGTCGGCTCTTTCACGATGGCATAGAGGATGCGGGCGCCAGCAGGTGCTTCGGTACGCTCCATCACCTCGACATCCCCGCCGAGAATGTGATGATGCCCGCTCTCGCTGTGGCTGATGATGAAACCTTTGCTGTTCTTTTCTTCGAACGGCTTGGTTTCGGCGTCTGGCATTACATCGATACTATCGATACGGATTTCGCCTTGGTTCGCAATTGCTTCGCGCATGGTTTTTCTCCTTCAGGTGCGAATTTACTGTTGTTTTCGGTAGCAAGATCGAGCGCGACGATTTGCCGCCTGCTCCTTTGCGGTGGCCCACCGGCAATTTTCCGGTGAATAGTCGCCATCATTGTCTATGCGATCGATGGATAGATTTGACGCATAACCGTTATCGAGCGCCCAATCTCGAAAAGCCTCAAAACTTTCACCCCATTCATCACAAACTATTATACCGCGACCGCCATAATATGGATAAGAACGACGAGCGTGGTTGTTTGTTCTGCTCAGAATACCTTTCCAAATTCGGTGAAGCCGCGTTCCTGTTAGCCCATGCGTCTTATTTATTTCCGCGCATTTCTCGTCGCGCAGGCATCCACAGCTCTTCGTGTCTCCGCGCATCAACCGTTGCACGGTCACACTTAACTCATTCCCGCAGTCACAGACGCAAAGCCATTTTGTGTGTTTTCCAGTTTCCTTAAAGCTGGTGTGCTTCGCGGTTAAACGACCAAACCTCATTTCAGTCAGATCAAGATATTTAGGAGACATCAGAACCTAATCTCCGGGTGAATGTACTCATCCTGCGGCAAGCAATCCCGCCATGCCTGCGCGGCAATGGCTGTATCGATGGGAAGACCATCAATATCAGAGGTGCGAGGAACGCCCTCGCATATCGTCCCGTTGCGCGGGCACTTCGCCATCAGGAATCGACCAGGTTCAGGCAGGCCAGGCATGGTCAGTTCGACCAGAGCGCCGATGTCGCTATCAGGGTCGCCGTCTATAACACGCCTATTCAGCTTGTCGGCAATTTTCGCCCATCCGATGATGGCGCATCCGGCGGCGCGCTGTTCTACATTCTCGCAGCGTATCACTTCTTCAGGATAGACCTCATCAGGTGACATGATCCATTTCGACGGGACACGCGTTCCGTGCCATGCGTGGATTTCGAAACCGTCACGATATGCAACGGCTGGGCCAGTTTCATTGTGGATCAGACCGTTCTCATCTACCGTGCAGATGTAGTGACGTTCTGATGCAAAGCAGATGTTCTCGCATGGTAAAATCCAACCACATGATTTCGTCAGTTCGATAAATCCGCGCATCCTGTCGGTTTGGCAAAGCAATCCGCATTCTTCGCGAAAGAAATCGTAAAACGAAATCCAGCCTGCTTCATGTTGACCGTAGACGCTGTCCCTGACGCTGTCCCAGACGCTGTCCCAGACGCTGGCCCTGACGCTGTCCCAGACGCTGGCCCTGACGCTGTCCCAGACGCTGGCCCTGACGCTGTACCAGACGCTGTACCAGACGCTGTCCCAGACGCTGGCCCCGACGCTGGCCCTGACGCTGTACCAGACGCTGTCCCTGACGCTGGAACCGACGCTGGCCATTGCCTCCTTGGAAAGAATCATAGAAAGGGGGCTGTCACACCAAACGATGATTGGCGGCTTTAACTCAGAGATTTCGTACATCGTTCGAATTGCAGATTCTGCACGTCGCCTATCAGCAGGCTCGGTACTGATTCCATATCCGAGCCACTTTTCGACATAGCGCGGCATTGCAGCTTTTTGCTCATCGGTGAGTTTTTCAATCTTTTTCAATCTATCCTCCATTATTCAGGCCAGACCGGCGTTCCGTCGAATTTCCGATACGGCATTTTTCGTTTCGGCTTGTTCAGACCGAGGTGCTTGTTGCGCTTCCTCGCCTCGACTGACTTCTGCGCAACGTCATCGCGCGTCTTTGCCTTGTGGCATGGTCGGCGCATGGCACGCATGTTGTCCTCGTCGTTGGCCCCGCCAAGAATTAGCGCCTGTTCGTGGTCGAACTCGATCAGCTCACCTGCAAGACCTAGCTTCACGCCACACCCGCAGGCACATATACCGTCCTGACGCATGATGATCCGCGCCTTTACCCGTGCCGGTGCCTGTGTCTCAGGCCGCTTTCCTATCCATGTTTTCGTCTGGCGTGAGGTCATGCTGCGCCTCGTTCATACGGGTTCGGTTCGCTCCACTGAACGCCGTGCCGGTCGCCGTATTCCTGAATAACTGTGATCAGGTCGGCCATCTGACGCACGGTCATGCGAGATGTGCGAAATCCGAGCGGGAACGGGCCTGAACCGTCCAAACCTTCTGCGAACTGCACCTGGTGGCCGAGGCTGTGCATGAAGGCGCATTTCCATGTTTCAGGCGGCCACATGCGTCCTTCAGGCTTGGCGCGTGAAACGTCCGACAGCATCGCCCACATGCGGGCATTCTGGTCATTGTTTCGCTTCGGTTCGCTGATCTTGACCACTCCGTTTTCCGGTGCGGAGTCGATCATGCGCTTGGCGATAGAGCGCTGCGTGTCAGTGCGGAGAATGACTGTTTGGGTCATCAGTACGCTGCCTTTTCCTGCCAGACCTTCACTCCGTCAATGGTCTTGTCTTTGTGATTTCGCCGCACGTAGTCCTCGATGAAGGCAGTGACTGCATCGCGGTCATTCTTTGCGATCCAGTGAAGCGCCGCCTTGTGGTCTTCGATCTCGTGCTTCGTGACCGTGCGCAGTCCCTTGACCTGTTCCTTGCTGGACTTGGCTGCGGCGCGCTGCGCTTCCTCTGCTTCCTGCTGTGCTGCTGCGGCGGCGCGCTGCGCTTCGATGTCGGCAGCGTTCGCTTTGCGCGCTGCTTCATCTGCCTCGCGGCGCTTGCGCTCGGCCTCGGCGCGGGCCTTGCGCTCCGCCTCCTCTTTCTCGGCTGCCAGCTTGCGCTTGAACGTGTCAACCGCTGCTACAAGCCCCTTCTCGATGCGCTTGGCGTCGTCGATTGTCGGCTTCCAGCGCGCCAGTTCGCTCTTGTAGGCGTCATAGAGCGGTGCAGTCGCAGATTTCTGCCCTGCCTCAAGGTCAAGACGCATACGGCGCATGTCCTTGCGCAGCACGTCAACGGCATTCATCTGGCCTTCGTTCTCGACCTGTTCTCCGTCGAGCCAGTTTTCGGCCTCAAGGCGGATTGCCTCGAATGCGGCGGTGATTTCGTCGATAGTGTCAGGCGGATTATTGTGGTCGCGCGGTGCTAGTGCTTCTTCGGTCATTGTTCTCTCCATCAGTACGGTATTTCGTTTTCGTCAATGTCTGGCGACTGGCTGTTTTCGGTTGCGCTGATCGTGGTCTTGCGCGCCTCCTTGGTGTGGCATATTTCGTCGTACATCGGCTGGCTCTCAGCCTTCACTTCGGCGATTACTAGCTGTTCGGATTTCCAGCGCGCGGCCAGATCATCAATCGTGTCTGCGCCATTCAACTTCGCCATGATCCGCTTTGCGGCGGCATTGGCGTCGAAATACCCAGCTCTGTCATATGTCTCATGAGACATTTCGCGCTGAATTCTGTCTCGCTCATCGCGCTTCTGTTCCTGCCTTGATGCCGCTTCTTGTCCGTCGTCATCCACCTCGGCAGACAGTCCGAGAGCGGCCTTTAGCGTGTAGCGCTGGAGGTACGTCACCGCGCTGCCGACCGCCTGAAAGCTGTTCTTGCTGCCGGAGCCATCCGGGGAGCCGGACAGGCTGGTTTCCTCGCTGTGGCCGTCCATGTGCTGCACTATGCAGGTGACGCGGACGCCGCCATTCCCCTGGTCGGTGCGGAACCGATAGGACAGGCCATGCTTTGACAGTATCGGGTCGATGGTCTTGGCGATGCCGGCCAGCGTCTCGTGCTTGTAGTGGGTGCGGCCCTTCTGGCTGGTGAAGTCCACCGTGGCATCCTTGATGATCGGCGGTATTTCTGCGCGGGCGGCAGACAGGGCGGCAGCGTAGGCGCGGCTAGCGTTCTGAGCGTCCATGCGTTCTTTCATCGCCAGCATTCGCTCCAGCTTGTCCAGATCGGCATCAGGGTTCATCACGACGCGCTCGATCATAGAGACCATCGGATCTGCTGACTGCTGTTCCTGCACGATCTCGTGGCGATCAATTTTGGTGACTTCACTCATTGTTCCATCCCGTCAAGAAGTTCCTGCATTTCGTCGGCCTTGGCTTCTGCCGCAGCGATAAAATCGGAAAGAGCTGCATTAGAGCGAAGATCGGCAAATATTGCCAAGCGAATGATCTGCCATGCATTCAGCACGTCGCGCATCGGATCATCGTTATCCAGAATAGCGACTAGGCCAGTAATTGCTACAGTCTTCGCAGCTTCCAAATTGTCCGTTGGATTGGTTAGATTGCTCATTGTATTTCCTTTCAGCATTTTCCGCAGACATGGTCGCTGCGTCCTGCGTTGATCTGGTCATAGGTGGCCTGAGTCATCAGATTATCGATGCAGTGCAGCGTCAGAGCGATGAACAAGGCCAGAGCGATGATGAAGGGCCAGATCGGCATCGGCTTCTCAGGCAGGTTTCCGCCGTCGCGAAGGTTCAGGAAACGAGGTTCGTTTGGCATCATTAAAAATCCTCTATCACGTCAAAATCATCTGATGGAGGTATTCCAACGACGTGCCGAGGAGTAGGTTTGGCGCGTCGTGCTGTTTTCGTTTTTGCAGCCTGTCGATCATTCGGATTTGCTATCAAATGCACTTTCATGCCAGTCATTCCGTGTGCATCATGCAAATGATGCCTCATTGGTTTTCCTTGCCTGACCACTTTATTGCATTCAGGACAAATTGCGGTCTTAGGCGCGCTCATCTCAACATTCCTTCTCAAACTGAGCCTTGTCCAAGGCCGCCATTGCTTTCCTTATGTAATACTGGCGCAAGATCAGGTTGATACGCGCCTCGTCTGACAAATGGTGCGCGGGCGAGGTAAGGGAGGAGGAAACCTCGCCCGCGCTGTCGGTCGCGCTCTTGCTGTCGCGTCCCGTGAGTGAACTGATGAAGCGGTTGATCATGTAGCTACTCCGCCGCGACCTGGCTTTCGTGCCAGTCGTCATATGCGTCATCGCACCGGCAGACCTGATGACCGCAATCGACGCAGGCGGCGTCATCGAGCGCCGACAGATCGATCCCGCGCTCGCTGAGCATCATCGCGGTCACGTCGGAAACACCGAGGCTGCCGCCGGTCTCCGGATTCCTCTCGATCATCTCGACGCGAACCTCGCAGTGGTTTTGCGTGATGGCATCGGCGGCGGCGTCGAATGCCGCGTCCTTGGTCGGCTCATGCTCGATGGTCAGAATGTCCCCGTCCGGCCAGCGCGCGATGACATGATATGTGAATTCAGGAAGCCACATCACGCCACCTCGCGCGGTGTGTTGCGAATTGCCTCGCAGAATGCACTTCCGCGCGACTGAACCTGGTAATCGTCGGAACCCCAATGAGCGAGTGCGGCGGCTCGGCTGGTGAACAGGCGGCATCCAGCAACCCACCACTCATCCGATCCGCACATGATGCGGCGCAGCTCGTAGCAGCGCTCATCTCTGTAGATCACAGGGACATCCGTGCCCTCCAGGTAGAGGGAGCCGCCGACGCTGAGGCCATCAGGCGGAGCTGTGATGGACGTGCCGCTCAGATCGAGGTAGCCGCCATTGCGCTCCATCATCTTGTTCAGCTCTTCCAGCGTGGGGCTGGTTGGGTTTGCGAATATCATGCGTCTCTCCCTTATCATATGCGCCATCGCGATCTGCTGCCTGTTGGGTCTATGCCCGGGTCGGACTGTGCATCTTCGTCGGGTGGTGTGATATAAAGGTATCTGGGTAAAGAAACCCTGTCAACGTAAAAAAGGAAAAAATACCCATTGCATTTTATGGGGCAATTGTCCCATAATATATCCATGAAACAGCTTATCTCAGAAATTGAACTCTTTTGCACGGCTCGAGATATCAGCCCGCAAAAGTTTCTCCGCGATGTGATCAATGCGCGCTGGGGTCAATGGCAAGATTGGAAGGATGGCAAGGCCAGCCCGACGCTTGCTACCGCAGACCGCATTCGCGATTACATCGCAAAAAATCAACAGGATGATGCGGCATGATGGGCCACCCGATCAAGAGCCCGCGTATCGAGCGGATCGCCTATCAAATCCACTGGCTGATCCAGGAAACAGGCGGCGACTGCACGCTGGAGGATATGGCGGAGCTGACAGGCGAGAGCATGCAGAGGTGCGCGGGTGTCGCTCGGTCCAGGGGCTGGGGGACCGACTATCGCCGGACTTCTGCCAGCCGCGAAAGCTGGTTCGGAACCGTCGACATGCGCGTGAGGACCGATCGCGACCTGACTGCCTTGGAGGCAATGGCGTGATCAGCGCGGACATCATCGAAGCGCGCGCCAGAGAGTACCTGACCAGGATGGCATTCGAGCAGGCCAAGGCACGCCACCAGCGCAGCAACAAGCTGCGAAAGGCATGGCAGAAAGCCAAGGCTGCGCTGGTGGCTGTCGAGGGTCATCACATCAAACAGGGAGATACGGCATGATGAAGGAAACCGATGCTGACCGAGAAGTACGCGATGCAGCATACCGCGTCACCGCCGCCGAGCTGCGCCAGTTCATCGAACGGTTCGAGCGGCTGGAGATGGAAAAGAAGAACATCGCCGAGCAGCAGAAGGAGGTGATGGCAGAAGCCAAGGGCCGCGGTTACGACACCAAGGTGATGCGCAAGGTGATCGCGCTGCGCAAGCGCAACAAGGACGACATTGCCGAGGAAGAGGCGGTGCTGGAAATGTACAAAGAAGCGTTGGGGATGGTCTGATGCAGGTCGTCTTGCCGTGGCCTCCGAAGGAGCTGTCCTCGAATTACAGCAACGGTCACCGTGTCCGCCGGATCAAGGCGCACAAGGCGAAGAAGAGCTATCGGCAGAACGCACACTGGATGGCGCTGGCGGCCGGGGTCAAAACGTCCATGCCGCACGCCACCCTTCGCTTCACCTATCACCCGCCGGATCTCCGGCGACGTGATGTGGCAAATCTCGCTTTCCCGATGAAGGCGGCAATCGACGGAATCGCCGATGCAATGGGTTGTGATGACAGTGGATTTCGTCCCGTGTTTCCACCGGCGTTCGCAGAGGTGGTGAAAGGCGGTCTGGTCGTGATCGAGGTGTCGCCATGAAATCGCATAGGGGAAAAAAGGTCTCCGGCGCCGAATTCGCGCGCATGTGGAACGACTACGGCATGACGCTGGCGGAAATCGGGGCGCGGCTGAATATCTCTGAGCAGGCGGTCAGGTGCCGGGCGGCGGCGCGGGGTCTTCCAGCTCGGCCGAGCTACCCGCGGGAACGGTTTCATCTGATCAGGCATGGACAAGAGGCTGATTTCGCGTCCATGTGGCGGTCCGGTGTTGGCCGTCGTGAAATGGCCGATCATTTCGAGACCAATGAGCAGCGTATCGGCACGACCGCGGCGCGCCTCGGTCTGCCCAAGCGCGAGCTGACGCGCTGGAACAAGATCACCATCGAGCAATGGCGAGAGCGCGAACTCGCCCAGAAAATGGCGGCGGCGGCGGCTGAAGAGCTGCGCGCCGCAGCTGAGGTTTGGCGGAGGGCGGCGTGATGGGAAAGCGGAGCAGCTTTCGGCGCAGGCCGAAAGACAAATACAGGACATTTGACCCGAGAGCCGCTGCCATCCTAGCACCTCATTTGCCATGGGGAGTCAGGTTCTGGGAGCCGTGTGCTGCGGCTGGTGATCTGGTTCGCGGCATTCAGGCATACGGTCCAGAGTGCGTTGTGGCGACAGATATCGAGCCTGAGGTAGAGTGCGTGTATCGCCTGGACGCGCTGACGGTAACGCTCCAAGACCTGGACTGTACCGGCGCAACGCACATCATCACAAACCCAGTTTGGACGCGCCCAATCCTGCACCGGATGATTGAGCATTTCTCGGCCATGCGCCCGACATGGCTCCTATTCGACGCGGACTGGCTTCACACAAAGCAGAGCGCGCCGTACCAGCACCTGTGCCGGAAAGTCGTATCAGTTGGCAGATTGATCTGGATCGAGGGCACGACCACGAGCGGCAAGGACAATTGCGCCTGGCACCTGTTCGACGCTCGCGGCAGCGGGCCGATTGAGTTTGTCGGGAGGGAGGGATGACCTTCAACGAGCGGATCAACGAGGACGCCAGCACGAGCGCGGATGAGATTCCAGAGCGCGCCGAAAACCAACGGCAGGAAAACGGGAACTGGCAGCAGATCGGTGATCTGGCGCGCCGCATTGCTGAAAAGGTGCAACAAAAATGAATGAAGTCGCGCAGCTGAGGCAGGAAGATCAGGCACCATACATCGCGGAGGCAGAACAGGCCGTTCTCGGGCAGATGCTTCTGTCGCCGGAACTGATCGGCCGCACCGCTGCGGCTGGCGGCAAGGGTCTGTTTTATGATGGCGTTCACGCGGCCATGTTCGATGCAATGCGAGATCGCGATCTTGCGGGTGCATTCGTCAGCCCTGTTTCGATGTCGGAATGGGCGCGCGGATGCGAAGGCATGGAAGAACTCGGAGGCCAGAGATACCTGGCGCGGCTGGCTGGCGCAGCGCCCGGAAAAAGCAGCTTCGATCATTATATCGGCATCCTATCCGACATGGCAGCCAAGCGCCGCATCCTGGATGCCACCGCGGAGGCACGGGCTGCCGTTTTGCGCGGTGAACGGTCGGCTGCTGACATCGCGGCCGCACTTGAGGCGGAAATGCTCGCAGCGGCACCGTCGCAGCGCGCCAAGCCTGTTTCGATGATGAATGCCGTCACCATAGCGTATGAGCAAACCGTGGCGGCGCACAACGGCGAGGACGGGCAGGCGGTGCATTCCGGTATCGACGCGCTAGACCGCATTGTCTCTGGCTTATTCCCGGGCGAATTGATCCTGCTCGGCGGACGCCCATCGATGGGAAAGACGGCGGTGGCGCTGTCGATGGGCCTAAACGTAGCGCGACAAGGCCACGGCGTCGTGATCTGCAGCTTGGAGATGAATCCTGAGGCAATGGCGCTTCGGGCGATTTCGGAACAGACGGTGCGCCAGAACATGGCGGTCGAATACGCATCGATGCGGCGAGGAAGCATGAGCGAAGGACATATTGAATCCTTCAAGCAGGCTGTTCAGGAGGTTGCTGAGCTGCCAATCACTTTCCTGCCGCGCGAGTTCTCCGACCTCGGCGCACTGCGTGCCGGCGCCAGACAGGCTAGGCGAATTCTCGGTGAGGAAAACATGCGTCTTCTTATCGTGGATTACGCACAGTTGCTCACCACCAAAGCAAACAGCCGGTACGAGGAAATCACCAAGATAAGCATGGCGCTCAAGGCGCTGGCCGGTGAGCTGAACGTGCCAGTCTTGGCTTTATCGCAGCTGTCACGGCAGCTCGAATCCAGAGAAGATAAGCGGCCGATGATGAGCGATCTGCGTGAAAGCGGACAGCTTGAGCAGGACGCCGACACGGTGATGTTCTGCTACCGAGATGAATACTACCTCTCGCGCGAAGAACCGGATGGTTCGAACATGGAGCGCAGGGAGGCTTGGGAGGCGGCAATGAATGCCGCGCACAATCGCATGGAGATAATCGTCGCAAAGCAGCGGCAGGGCGCTATCGGAACTGCCAGGGTGATGTGCAACCCGGCCCTGAACGCGATTTGGGAGTGATGTGATATGAAAAATACCAAGAGAAAATTGGAGGAGGCGTATAAATGAGCCAGGCGCCTTCTATGCCTATGTTCTGGGATGCCTACATCGCAGATACAACCCACCTGACAACAGAAGAGCACGGAGCTTACCTTCTGTTGCTTGCGGCCATGTGGCGGCGGAATGGTGCAGTACCTGACGATGACAAGGACATAGCCAGGATTGTAGGTCTTACAAAAGCAAAATGGGTGAAGGTAAAGGCTCGCCTGGAAAAGTTCCTTGTCATAGAGAATGGCGAGATTACGCAAAAAAACCTGCAAAAAATCTGGAAAAATACGCAAGAAAAAATCCAAAAGAATAGAGAAAATGGTTCCAAGGGTGGAAGACCTAAATCATTAAAAAACAATGACATAGAAAAAGCGAATGGTTCTGTTTCGGAAAACCCAAATAAAACCATACCAGAACCAGAACCAGAACCAATAGTATCTATTGGGCGATTTGATGAATTTTGGAACTCATACCCTCACAGGGACGGAGTGAAGCGAAAGCGAAAGGACGCTGAGTCGAAATATCGAGCGGCGGTGAAGCGCGGAGTTTCAGAGCAAACAATAATCGATGCTGCGAAGCGATCACGAGATGACAAGCGCGTTATCGAAGGCTTCGCCCGCGACCCGACCACCTGGCTCAATCAGAGAGGATGGGAGGATGAAGTCGCATTTTCTCAGCAAAACAACGGCGACGATCCAGTTCAGCGCTGGAAAAGGATCGCAGGACAGTGAGGGGAGCACGATGACGATGCATCCGAGAACAGATTGGCCCGGTGACACGATGGACGCTTTCGTCTCCATCAAGGGGCAGGACGCGATGGCGCGGCTGATGGGGCTAGTTCCTGGCAAGCCGACAGGAAAGGTGAAATTTCCGAACATCAATCAGGGAGGCGTGAAGTCGCGTTCAAAGCGGAATGAATCAGCTGATAGGAAACGCAAGAAGGTGATCGACGCTCTGCGCAAATTCGGACCGATGAACCATGGCGAAATCGTCAAGGCTTCCGGTGTTTCATCAGATGCGGTAGGATATTGCCTATCGGTGCTGCGCCAGCGTGGTATGATCGAACAGACAGATCCGCGCAACAAGTCGTTCAACAAATGGAAGCTGGTGGAATGAAAAGCCGCGCCGAGTGGCGGGCGAGATGTGAGACGAAGGAGTGAATTAGATGGCAGAGCATATGTTAGGAAGCGACATGAAATGGCCACATTGTGAAAATTCTATTGTTCCTACGAATATTTGGAACAAGGAGCTATGTCGCTTCATGGATGTTCTTGAAAGCGTTCGCGATGATCCTTGGTGGATTGAAGATATGGACTTGAAATATCTGACAATCAGAATCGATACTAGAGACAACGCATTCTTGCTCTTTATTGATGCACGAGGTGATGGTGATAGGGTTCGTATTGATCCGCAGCGTGCGGTTGATGCAATCGAAAAATACAAAAATCGGTATCTGAAAAGCGACGGATGACACCGCAACTCAGCGCAGCGCCGAGTGGCGGGAGAGATGTGAGATGAAGGAGTGAATGAGATGGATATTAAATGGCAAGTTAATGATGGATATCGTGGCGGTTATCGCCCGCAATGCTCTAATGTTGAGTTGAGCGACTTCGAGGAAGACATGAGCATCGACGATATCAAGGAAGTGATCCAAGACATCATACAAGAAGATTTCAATCAAAATATCGGTGTTGATATCGATGATCTCGATAGTGCTGCTCGTGGCATTCATGAAATGCTTCAACAAGCTTGCGACAAATGACACCACAACTCAGCGCACACCTTCACCAGCAAGGAATTCTCAGCACCACCGAGGCGCTGTGGATCTACGACGACACCGGACGTGTTGTAGCGAACCTGGCGGCGATGCTGCGAGACGGCGAACCTGTGTTCTGATACCATGAATCTTGTTCAAAAAGAGGCTTTCGAATGACCCGCTTTCCGATCAGCAGCATCTATAGCCAAGCCAACGGCCCAGCGCCTGTGGGCGAGGAAGCACAGCGGCGCAATCACGAAGCCTTTTCAAATGCATGGCAACGGATGGGCCTGATCGTGATATATCCAGACCAGATACTGGACGACTGGATCAGGCAGGCATTTATCAACGAGGCAACGAAGCAATACGGACAGAGGGAATCCAGATGACAGACCGAGCAACCATAGACCGCATCAAATCGGCAAAAGGAAAGCGCCGGAAGGAAATTGAGAATGCGCTTCGGAAGGCTTGCTTGGACTGGCTCCGCGGTGCGCCAGGGGATCTTCTCATCGGCGAACTGGAACAAAGGTTCTTCGCTGATGGTTCGGTCATTCCTTGTAATCACAACGCGACGAGAGACGAACCTGCCGTGATGACGCGGCCGGGCGACACGATCCACGACTGCTGAAAACGAGAGGGGCAAGGTATGGGCAAGGGAGACCGTCGCAGGCGCGCGGCAAAGTCAAAATCGAAAGCGAAAATAGAGCTTCCTGGCGTCTCACCTGTGAAGCGCAGGGTTAAGCAGGGGCGGCAGAGAATGAAGGAAATTAAGCAAGAGCGCGAAGCGGATGCGCACGACATTCCAACCCTCAAGGCAAGGGCGCGACAGATCGGAGCGAACGAGAACAACACGGCAGTCCTGCGCGAAATGCGGTCACCTGCAGTAGCTGATGGAGCAGGGCGGGCGCTGGTGCTGTCAGAGGGTCGCGATGGTGCCACGCGGCTTGTCGAGACATTCGGCGCACTTCGCATCGCATATGAGCGGGCAGGGCGGGCAATGTGCGTCAGTGTCTATCCGAAGTCCGGCAAGATCGAGATGATGCCGGACCGGATGGAAACAAGCGCAGATGCGCCAGCGCCTGATCTCCGCACACAAGATGAGCGCGATGAGGCAGTAGAGCGTGCTTGGGCAATTTGGAGCGGGCGCATTGCAAAGCTTCCGATGGGCGCGAAAGATGCGATATGGACTGCGATCTATGGATGGGCAGACCTGCACGACGGAGCACGTGTGACTCCATGCGGGGAACGGTTTGTGGCAGCGATGAAGGATTTGCACAAGATGTGCTGATGCAGGCTTGATTTATCGGCGGAATACTGCATTATGATCGCAAAGCGACACTGCGCCCGGACTTGAGAAGGAGCTTGGCGATTTTCTTCAATCCGCTTTCTGGTGGTGCATGGGTGCCCGGCGTGGTTCGGGATAGTAAGGATCGCAACCTTGACTATGCACCTCCTGAGCGCGGCGGCGTGGAAAGCAATGTATCCGGCCTTAGCGGGCTAGAATTTAGAGACACGCATTGGTGTATCAAATCCTGCCTCTCCAGCGAACGAGAAGCACGGCCAACCTCGGAGAAAGTCAAGATTAGCTATCTTGATGGATGCGACCGAGAAGGGCAGTGAGACAGGATAGCCGGAGTAGCGCCCGGCCCGCGCTCAACATGTCCTGAAAGGGAACGAACGCCTCTGATCGGTTATGAGGTTTCGCGCGCTGGCGTGACGGAAGCTGAGGCACCAGGCCGTGTGGCGGTCACGTAAACCCGTCAGCTATTTCGCTGGTGTAGCTCAGACGGTAGAGCACCTGATTTGTAATCAGGATGTCGCGGGTTCTATGCCTGCCTCCAGCACCAAACATCGGAGGCAGATCATGAACAAGATGATCGACAAATACGTTCAGGAAATTCTGACCGCTGGAGGCAATGTGCCTGACTACCAAGACGATCCGATTCCCATGCAGATCGCCAAGCTTGACGATGCACTGCGCAAGGCAGGCAAGTAACGCATCTAATCACAAGAGGAAATCGATATGGCGCTCACGGCGAAACAAGAGCGTTTCGTTGAGGAGTATATGATCGACCTCAACGCAACGCAGGCTGCTATCAGGGCAGGATACAGCGCAAAGACGGCGAAGCAGCAGGGCGCGAGACTGTTGACCAATGTTGACATTTCTTCCGCTCTGTCGGCAGCACAGGAGAGCCGATCTGAGAGGGTCAAGGTAGATGCAGATTGGGTACTGTCTCGGCTTGCTCATGAGGCAGATGCAGACCTTGCCGACATCCTCGATGAGGCTGGTGCTATCAAGCCTGTTGTGGACTGGCCGCTGATCTGGCGGCAGGGCCTTGTTGCTGGGATCGACGTGCACGAGGAGATGGTTGACGGCGCCAAGGTGGGGCAGACAGTCAAGGTGAAGCTCTCAGACAGGATCAAGCGAATCGAGCTGATCGGAAAACACGTCGATGTTCAAGCATTCCGTGAGCAGGTGGAGCATAAGGGCGGCATCAGCCTGAACGTCACGAAGGAAGATGCCGAGCTGTGAGCGGAATTGGGCACAACTGTGGCCCTCCAATTGCCACTCTCACGCCGAAGCAGCGGGAAGCGAACAAGCTACTTTCCAGCACGGCGCGCAACATCATGCTTCGGGGTGGATCGCGGTCGGGTAAGACCTTCATCCTGATCCGGGCTATCATCCAGCGTGCCATCAACGCGCCTGGATCGCGTCATGCGATATTTAGATTCAGGTTCAATCACGCGAAAACATCGATCTGGTCGGATACGCTGCCAAAGGTGCTGAAGCTCTGCTTCCCGGACTTGCGGGTAAGGTTCGACAAGACCGATTTCTATGTCGAATTGCCGAATGGTTCGCAAATCTGGATTGGAGGTCTGGACGACAAGGAGCGGGTCGAGAAAATCCTCGGGCAGGAATACGCAACGCTGTATTTCAACGAAAGCAGTCAAATACCTTGGGGATCTGTCGAAACGGCCATGTCACGCTTGGCGCAGAAATGCGCACTGGCACCGGAAATCGCTGCGGTGATCGGGAGGACACACCTTGCACTGAAGGCCTACTTCGACTGCAACCCTCCGTCGAAGTTGCATTGGTCCTATCAGATGTTCCGTTCAAAGCTGAAACCCGGAACCAAAGAGGCACTGCCGAACCCTGACGATTACGTCGAGATGCTAGTCAACCCAGCCGATAACGCCGACAATCTGCCGGCTGAATATTTCGATGTGTTGGCGAGCATGTCGGCGGCAAAGCGCCTTCGGTTCGAGGCTGGTGAGTGGGCCAGCGAGGTAAACGGCGCGCTCTGGGCGCTTGAGGATCGCAAGTCGCCAGATGGCAAGACGATGCTTGGCATTGACAGCCTTCGGGTTGCGCAGTTGCCGCAGCTACAGAGGATCGTGGTGGCCGTGGACCCGTCAGGCACTAGGGGCGACGGTGGCGGTGATGATATCGGCATCGTGGTGGCCGGTCTTGGCATAGATGGAGAAGGCTACGTTCTTGAGGACGGAACATGCCAAATGTCACCGGAGGGATGGGGGCGTCGCGCTGTCGATCTGTACCACCACCACGAAGCAGACCGGATCGTCGGCGAGAGAAATTTCGGCGGCGACATGGTGCGCTTCACAGTCAAGACAGCTGACAAGGACGCGGCCTTCAAGGAGGTCGTTGCCAGCCGCGGCAAGGCGGTTAGAGCAGAGCCGATCAGCGCACTGTACGAGCAGGGCCGGGTCCACCACGTCGGGATATTCCCAGACCTTGAGGACCAGATGTGCAACTTCACGGCATCAGGCTTCATCGGAGAAGGATCGCCTGACCGGGCAGACGCACTGGTCTGGGCGCTGACAGAGCTGATGCTGAAAGACCAAACGCAGGCACAAATGTTCCTGAGAAAGAGGCGAGCATGACTACTGCATCAGACGCAATGCGTCCATATACGCCCAGGACCGGGAAGTTGATCCGCGAGGATCGGTCTGTCATCAATGAAGGGGACATCCAATCAAGGACGGCTCTTGAGATTGCCCGCGGAAATTATCCGGGGGCAGAAATAGTATCAGCGCACGGAAAATTAATAGCTACTGGAGGCAGAATAGACAATTTAATATGGCCAATTGAAAACACACTACGAGTTCCCGTGCCAGACGAAGCCGGAGAACGTATGACGATTTATAGCGAGAGCGATAACGATACTTTAGGAGGCACAGGAATCAATTCTGTAGGCGTGTCGTACTTAGATGTAAATCTTGATCAGAAATATGCAGTAATAAACATGAATGGTACCAGCGGCGCAGAGATGCCAGAGGATAGCCGCTTCATTCAGTGTATGCACGGTGTGTCTTTCGGTTCATTGTATAAAGCAGATGCAGACATCACGGCCCAAGCTGGTAGTCCTGCAGTTGTATATTCGAAGATACTGGCCGGTAAAAATAGGTGCTCATCTGGAACTCGTCGCGTACCACGTGGTAAAAATATGTTCATAGCGGCCATGGCAGCATCGAGCACATCGGCAACTGCGGATACAACGTCTAGTATAGAGATAGCATCCACTTGTTTGTTTGAGGCTGATTTGGCCGAAGAAGGTGTTTTGTTCCCGCACATGTCCGTTGGTATGCAAAACGGAGGTGAGGGTCTAAGTGGCCTAGCTTTTCCATTTCCGCCTGGATGTATCGTTGGTTTTATTGGGTCATGCAATAAATCTGCGACTTTACATGCCACGTTTATAGGCTGGACGGAGAACGTTTGATGACGAAATCCGTAGACCGCGCCCAGATCGTGAATGCGATGATTACCATGGCGAACGCCACCACGCGGCGTTTGTCTGGTCTGTTTCCGGGCTATTTTCAGGAATACAAGCACAACCATTACAACGATTTTGGCTGGCCGACGCAGCTTTCATTCGATCTGTTCTTTTCCATGTACACCCGGAATTCGTTGGCCAAGGCAGCGGTGAACAAGACGGCGCGCAAGACATGGCAGTCTATCCCATGGCTGATGGAACGAGAGGAGGAACACGCGGAGACGAAACTTGAAGCACAGATCAGGCAGCGGTTCGCAGATCTGCGCCTGTGGCGGCATCTGGCCGAGGCTGACCGCCGATCGATGGTTGGTGATTATGCCGGCGTTATCCTTCGGGTGGCTGATAGCAAGAGGTTTCAGGAGCCAGTTGAATCGGTATCTGGCGGCCTTGATGGGCTGATTGAGGTGATCCCGGCATGGGAGGGTCAGCTTCTGGTATCGGACTGGGACACGGATGAAACGTCCGAGACCTATGGCCAACCTCGTATGTTTACTTTCAACGAGTCGTCTGTCGATCAAAACCAAGCCAAGGCGCGCAGTTTCGAGGTTCACCCAGACCGCGTGATTGTCTGGTCTGGTGATGGCACGGTGCATGGCCGGTCTCTGCTGGAGCCCGGATACAACGACCTTCTTACCATCGAGAAGATCGTAGGCGCTGGCGGAGAGGGGTTCTGGAAGAACGCCAAGAGCGCTCCTGTGATCCAGCTCGACAAGGAAGCGCAGATCGAGCAGATGGCGCAGGCAATGGGCGTTGCCAAGGATGAGCTGGTCGATGCGATGAACGACCAGGTGGAGAACTGGCAGAAGGGTTTCGACAAGCTGCTGATGGGGCAGGGTATGGAGTTCAAGACGCTAGGCGTGACTTTGCCTAGCCCTGAGCACTTCTACAACGTTGCCCTGCAGAACTTTGCATCTTCGATAGAGATGCCGACCAAAATTCTCGTCGGGATGCAGACGGGGGAGCGTGCCAGCACAGAGGATGCGAACGAGTGGGCTCAGACCTGCATGGGGCGCCGCACAGATAGCGTTGTCCCGAACATCATGAACATGGTGAACAGGCTTGAGCGTTTCGGCATATTGCCGGAGCGTGACTGGTTCCTGAGCTGGACTGACCTGACAGAGAGCAGCATGGGCGAGAAGATCGACCGCGCCGACAAGATGGCAAGTATCAACCAGAAACAGACGGCCAAAGGCGGGGAGATCGTCTTTACCAGCGATGAAATCCGCAATGCTGTGGACATGCAGCCACTCAATGATGCGGATCGGTTCTTGGATGACTTCACGGATGAAGGTGATCAATAAATGCCATGGCCGAAGAGCGGAGAAAGCCACAAAGGCTGGATCGAACGCTGCATGTCCAGCGATGAATCGAAATCAGATTTCCCTGATACAGATCAGAGATACGCCTTCTGTGAATCGCGCTGGAAGGCTTCGCCGAAAGGAAACAGCATGACAAAGCATATCCGCGTCAATGTCAGGTCTCAGGCCAACTCAAAGGCAGCACGCACCGAAAAGCGAAACGGCCGCGACGTGCTGATCGTCCCATCGGCTACGCTGCCTGACAACGTTGTGATGAACGGCATCATGTATCCGGCCGACGAAATCGAGAAGGGTTACAAGTCGCTGGAGCGCACGCCGGCACCACTGGGTCATCCGATGGTCGGCAACAGTTTCGTGTCGGCAGTTGATCCTGAGGGCATTAACATCGGATGGATCGGCGCATGGAATGAGAATGTTCGCCGCGAGAACGGCCGCGTCCTGCTCGACAAGGTGATCGATGTAGAGCGCGCGAACCAGAGCGAGGACGGAAAGGCAGTTCTTGCCGCCATCAACGCCGGTGATCCGGTACATACTTCAACCGGGCTGTGGCTCGATGCTGAGACCTCAGGCGAGGGCGATGGTTACGATTACATCGCCCGCAACATGAACTTTGACCATGACGCCATTCTCTTGAACGAGGAAGGCGCTGCCACCCCGGATCAGGGTGTCGGCATGATGGTGAACAAGGCCGTCCATGACGGCGAAGAAATCGAGGTCATCAATTCGGCGCTTTCTGATGCCGACCGTGATCTGGATTGGGCAGTGGAATCACTCGCCCGAGCGCTTGATAAGCGCGAGAAGGCTCCAATGTTGGAGCGAATGAAATCCGCGATTTTGGAAGCCTTCTCTGGCTCCTATGGCGGGGAAACCTCTGCAAACAATGGAAAGGAAGCAGATATGGCTGATGATAAGCAGCTCACGGAGCTTTCCGCGAAGGTGAACGCCATCGAGGAAGGCCTGAACAAGATCAGTGAAACCATCACCAACGCGGTGACCGAAGCGGTGAAGCCGATCAAGGATCACGTCGACCAGATCGAGGCCAACCAGAAGGCCGAGACCGAAGCCAAGCGCGCAGAGGCAATCAACGCCCTGACCAAGACCGCGCAGTGGACAGAGGACGAGCTGAAGGACATGCCGCTCTCGGCGCTGAACAAGCTGGTTGAAAAGTCCAAGCCTGGCAAAGCCGCGCCTCTGAATGGGGCGTTCAATTCAGGCGATTCAGACAATGACGAGTGGAAAGGCTACAGCCTGAACTCGCATTTCGGAGATGACAAGAAAGAGGAGGCGCACTAATGGCAGGCAATGTCATCTATCGCGGTCCGGTGGCCAATGAGCCGCAGACCGTGAATCAGTTGGTGGCGGGCGCGTACAGCCCCGGCATCCTCTGCACGTCCGACGGCACAACGCTGACCGTCTCCACCGCGGCAGACATGGGAGAGCGTGTGTTCGTTCTGTCCAATGTCCGGTTCAAGGATCAGGATGTCACCACCGCCTACACTTCTGGTGACACCGGCATCGCCTATGAGCCGAAGCCCGGTGAGGTGTATCAGGTGCGACTGGCGGCTGATACCTACGCCAAGGGCGACAAGCTGACGCTGGATGCCTCCGGTTATCTGGCGAAGGCCGTCGATAGCCCGGCTGGTGATGTCGTCTATGCCTATTTCGACGACACTGCCGGTGCCGTCACTGCTGGCGCACTGCAAGACGTGGTTTGGGCTAACGCCTTCACCATGCCGACGAGCTAAGGAGGGATCTGACATGCTTCGTTTCACTCAAGAACAGCAGGCCCTCGTGCTTGCGAACCGAACGGCGTTCAATACCCGTCAGGCATCCATGGTCCGTGACTTCGGTCTTGATCAGACCAACGGCGCGCTTATCGGCAACGCATCGCCGCTGCCGCGCGATGTCTGGGGCGTCTGGGACCGCGAGGCCGTTGATATTCAGCGCGAGGTGCTGTCGGTGTTCAACGATCTGGCGTCTTCGGTCGCAATGCCCATGCCGATCGGCAAGCTGGTTCACCACTTCCGCCAGATCAGCGACTCCGGCAATGTGAACGTGTCGCTGGATGGTCGTTCCAAGGCGCGCACCGATCAGCCGACGATCACCTACCAAGGCACCCCTGTTCCGATTCTCGACAGCACGTTCTCCTATGGCTGGCGCCAGATGGAGGCGGCCCGTACAGAGGGCTTCATGCTGGACGACGACGGGCGCACCAACGCGATGTACAAGGTGGCCGAGCAACTGGAAACCCAGACGCTCGACGGCGACAGCGACATCGTGGTCGGTGGTTCGCAGCTCTATGGTCTGCGCAACCATCCGAAGCGCGAGACTCGCTCGATCACCTCCGGCGTGGTTCTGAACGGCGCCACCGGCGCTGAATGGCTGACCGAGGTCAAGGCAACGCTGAAGCTGCTGCACGACAACAACTTCCGCGTTCCAGCCACCCTCTATGTCAACTGGGATGACTGGTTCTATGCTGGCAACACCGACTTCTCGACCAGCTACCCGAACAAAACCATCGCTCAGCGTGTGCTGGAGATGGAGGGCGTTGGCTCGGTTGTTCCGGCCTCGAAGGTCAGCGCCAACGAGATCATCGCCGTGGTGAAGAACCGCCGTGTTGTGCAGGTGCTGAGCGCCATGCCGATGGTAACGCGGGCGCAGTTCCGGGCGAATCCGGAAGACGACTACAACTTCGCGACCATGGCGGCCGCGGCATTGGAGATCAAATACGACGCCACCGATCAGTGCGGGCTCGCCCACACGTCGTGATCTTGGTAGGAGGGGCCGGAGCAGAAACCGGCCGGCCCTTTTTCCAAGGCCACGAAACCTGAAAGGAACCAACCATGAAGATTGAGATCATCGAAAAAGGCGTCAATCATGGCGGCAAGAAGCTTGAGGTCGGCGCTACGCTGGAAATCGCTGGCGACAAATTGCCCGGACACATGGTCGGGAAAGCCCGCATCATGAAAGACCCGCAGCGCGTGCAGGTAACCAACCCAGCCGAAGGCGCAATTGGCCCCGGCATGTCGGCGCAGGAGAGGCAAACGCTGATGGGAGAGGCGGCCAAGCTGCTGGACGACGATGATTTCAACGCGGCAGGAATGCCTGACGTGCGGGCGCTGAACCGCGAATTGACCGATGACGTTAAGCCGTTCACCGCAGACGAGCGCAACCAGCTCTGGCCTGGCGTGGCAAGCGCCGTGATGGCGGCGCGCGAGGGCGATCAGTGACCTGCATTGTCGGACTGACAGAGAATGGCAACGTCTGGATCGGCGGGGATAGTGTCGGCGCGGCCGGACACTATCTTCAGAACCGTGTTGACCCAAAGGTGTTTCGCGTCGGCGAGTTGCTAATCGGCTTCACCAGCAGTTTCCGCATGGGGCAATCTCTCATGTTTGGGTGGACCCCGCCGAAGGTTGCGGCGGACGAGGACGTATTCGCGTGGATGTGCACCGAGTTCATCGACAGTGTGCGGCATCGCTTCTCCGTCGCCGGATTTCGCAGGAAAGACAACGAGGTCGAGAGCGGAGGAACCTTCCTTGTCGGCGTGCGCGGACGTCTGTTCGAAGTCGGGGATGACTTTCAAGTCGCAGAACACCGGCATCACTACAACGCGGTTGGATGCGGCGCGGACATCGCGAAAGGCGCGATGTACACCATGAGCAAGCTGCGCCAGAACGAACACATGCATAGTCTGACACCGCCTGATGTATTGGATGCCGCGTTGACGGCTGCCTCCGAGTTCAGCTCATGGGTCGCTCCGCCGTTTAGGATTATGTCGCTGGAAACAGGGGAGGACGGCTGATATGGCACTGACCGTCACCCCCGGCGGCGCATCCGATGATGCCATGCTTACCCTTTCCGGGTTCAAGGCATATGCCGACGCGCGCAACTGGGACTATTCCGGATTCGATGACACCACGGCAATCGAGCCTGCGATCAGGGTCGGTACCGTTTTCGTAGAGGGTGTCGGCGGGCCAACTGCCGGGCTGTCCAGCCGCTGGCCGGGAAAGAAGGCAAGCGCATCGCAGCGCCGCATCTGGCCGCGTACAGGAGCAAAGGACGTAGATGGCCTTGCCATTGACGCCGACACGATCCCGGCGTCCGTCGAGGGCGCAGTTGCAGAGGCGGCATGGTACGAGTTGAACAATGCCGGAACCCTGCACGCGCAGATCAATCCGAGCGAGGTGGTCAAGCAAGAGAAGGTCGGGCCACTGAGCGTGACCTATCAGGACGGCAGCACCGGAACGGCGTGGGACTATCGACCGATGCTGACCGTGATCAATGACTTGCTGGCGCCTATCCTGATTCACGAATTGAAAGGTCCGTCGCTCTACATGCAATCCATCGGGGCTGTGCTTCCATCATGATCCATGTCATGACACCTACCGGCGCGCGACCCGAGGCGTTCGCCGCCTGCGTTGCTCAGATGCGGATGCAGGACTGTGGCGGACCGGTCCAATGGATCATCGTTGATGATGGTCCAGAGCCGATGCCGACGCCGCAGGTTGACGGCTGGGACGTGCTACATATTCGCCGGGAGCCGCACTGGCAGCCGGGCGAGAACACACTGGCCGCTAATCTGCTCTGCGGTCTGTCGGCGCTTCCAAAGGCGGCGCGTGTGGTGGTGATCGAGGACGACGACCAGTATGCGCCGTGGTGGCTGTCGCGTTGTGATGAATGGTTAGAAATGGCTGATCTGGTTGGCGAGAGCCACGCGCTCTATCGAAACGTGGTGACAGGCGCTGAAAAGGCGATGGGCAACGACAGACACGCCAGCCTGTGCAGCACGGCGATAAAGGGCCCGGCACTGGATGCGCTGCGGCATTCTGCAGAACAAGGCGCGCTAGGTATCGATCTGCGCCTGTGGCGTGACTTCGAAGGGTCCAAGGCGCTATATCCGCCGGAGCCACGCGGCGTGACCGGGCTGAAATGCTGGCCGGGCCGGGCTGGAATTGGCATCGGGCACCGGCTCTGATGCTAGTCACTGACCGCGGCACATTTCTGCACATTCCCAAGACCGGAGGCACGTCAATACGGCGCGCACTGCTGGGCAGGGAGGTGTCTGAGGTGTTGCCAATGGGCGAGGACGCCACGGCGCGGCACCGCTTTCACTGGATCGGCAGAGATCGACCCGAGGGTACGATTTTCACGGTGGTGCGTCACCCGGCGGACTGGATGTCGAGCTATTGGAAGATGCGCCGCCACGAAGGCGCGCTTGATCCGCGCAAACGTCTTGATCAGCTGTGGTGCGACGACATGAGCCGCTTTGCGGAGGCCGTGATTGACCATGCTTCGGGGTACGTGAGCCGCATGTTCGCAGCCTACGCCGGGGCCTATGAGAGCGTCACGGTGTACCGACTGGAAGATGGCCTCGGTCACATCACCGGGGCGCGGGAGAACGTTCGGCACGGGTCGAAGATATCCGGGGAACTGCGCCGGCGGATCGAGGCGGCCGAGTCGCAGGCGATGGAGGCTTGGTATTGATGGACACCCTGACAAAACTCGGTAACCTCGGCGCGCGATCCTTTCGTTCACGACTGATCCTTGAGCTGGGCGCTGACATCAGCACGTTCTTTGGGCTGCGCGGGCTTCACGGGGTGGAGAAAATGGTCGTGGCAGCGGCCGGAAAACTACTGGCGTGGTCGATCAGACTGGACCGCAGAAGCAAACGCTGATGCGCATCCTCCTAGCCGCGAAGTACGTCCCGACCGGATCGCGCCCCATCGGCGGGGTGCAGTCGTGGATAGCCACGGTGCGCGCCGAGCTTGAGCGTATGGGAAATAACATTGTCGAGGAATGGCAGCCGGGTTTTCCGATGCCAACTGGCGGCTTTGACCTCGGCATCTTCGCCAACATGGGCCTGACCGGACACCTCGCAGCGTTGTGCAAGCGCACCGTCTGCGTTTCACATGGCATCATCGAGCCGGAGCGGCCCGGAGAGGCTGACCGTGTGCTGTTCGTCAGCGAGGGCGTGCGTGGTCACTGGGGCGGCAATGGCGCGATCATCCGCCAGCCAATCGACGCGGCGTTCTGGCGGCCCACAGTGGCGCAGAGGCGAGGCGTGGTGCGCTACAGCTACCGGGGCAGTCCGACACAATGCGCGATTATCGCTGAGGCGCTTGAGATGCCGTACCGGCACATCATGGATGCCACGCCGGGAGATGCGCGCGACATTCTAGCCGGGGCGGCGTTGGTATTCGCATCGGGCCGGGCGGCACTGGAGGCGATGGCCTGCGGAGCCCCGACCGTGATCTATGACCATCGTCAAGCGTACCAAGGACCGCTGATGGACGACGACCTACATCGGCAGATGCGCAACAGCTATAGCGGGCGCTGCGGGATCGATCCGACGCTAAACGATCTGCTCGGCGCTGCCGGGCGCGCGATGGAGGCCGGTAGCCGCCGGGAGTGGGTCGAGAAGTACCACGACGCTCGGGAAATTGTTGAGGAACTGATCACATGACCACCTGTCTTGTTCTTGGCGGTGCCGACTGCCTGCATGCTGATCTTGATGCCTATACTGGTCAGATCGACGGCGTGATCGCATGCAACGAAGCAGGGGCCGAGTGGCCGGGCGAATTGGATGCGTGGGTGAGCTTGCATCCGAATTATTTCGAGGCAAAAGGCTGGCGTCAATCGCGGGCAAACAATGGATACCCAGACGCCAAGCGATATTTCGGCCACGAGGAATGGCGAATTAATGAGAGCAAGGGCAATCTGCCGCCCGGAATGGAGTTCACCGATTATCGCTTTCCGGGCCAGACGCGCAGCGGATCGAGCGGATTGTTCGCTGCCAAGGTGGCATTGATTGACTTGGGATTCGATACCGCTGTATTTTGCGGCATCCCGATGACCCATACACCGCACTTCTATGGCGGTGATCCGTGGAAATACGCACACAATTACCAGCAGATCATGCTGGACCTTGATAAACAGTATCGCAATCGGATGCGCAGCATGTCGGGATGGTCACGCATATTGCTTGGCGTACCAGAACAGCGAAAGGACGCAGCATGAAACAGATCATCAGCACCGGTAGCGAGTGCCGTCTGAGCGGTGGCATCACCATCCCGGAGGGCGGATCGGTGAATATCGCGGACGAGAAACTGCAGCATCTGCGACTGCACGATGAGCATTTCGGCGCGCAGCTCCGGTCTGGATCGATTGTTGTGGCGGATGCTGAGCAGGATCAGGAGATCACCGGAGAGATCGTCGCGAAGGCGCGGCGCAGCGAACTGATCGAGATCATCACCGGGACCGGAGAATATACCGAGGACGACCTTGAAGGCGTCTATGTAGAGGACACAGACGATGCCGATGGCCTGCGCACACTGGCGGCGCGGCTGGTGTTTGGTGACCAATGACCTTCGATTATACCCGTGCCGCGGCAACAGCCACACGTCTGATCGCGCGCTTCGGTCAGTCTGCCACGCTGCGACAGATCACCACCAGCGGCGATGAATGGGCACCGACGATCACAGAGACCGACACCACGATCACGGTTGTTGACCTCAATCAGCGGGTGCGTGATGCTTCCGGCACTCTGGTAGGGCAGACAGTGCGGACGCTCTATGTGTCCACGGTGGCCGGCGTCACGCCGTCCAAGGAAGACAAGGTTGTCATCGGCGGGACTGAACATGAGATCAGTGAAGTGCGCGAACTGAACCCAGGCGGAACCGCCGTGATGTACGAGATTGATCTGGCATCGTAGACACCTGCCAACATAATAACGATCTTCTGCGCTTTCTTGAGGCGGCCTTCGCACAGGCTGGACGGGTCGCTTTTCACCGAGATCTGCTTTGGCTGGTCGCTTTCATTGCATACCGCGATGCGCTGATGCGTCGCTAACCACCAACAACATCGGGGGAGCATATGGCCAGACGTGAAACGCTGCTTGATCTTCTTGACCGGCTGGCCCCAGACGTGCGCGATGCCTTCGTGCAGTCCATCGCCCGCGTGACAGGACAGGTGCAGCTTCGGGCGCTGGAAGACGCAATCGCGCGCGGCGACGTGAACGCGGTATTGCAGATGCTTGACCTTGACCGCAGTTATTTCGCGCCGCTTGATCGGGCGTTTTCTGATGCCTACGTGCAGGCGGGCGACTGGACGATGGAGGAACTGGCCCGGCAGGCCAAGGCGCAGGGCGTGAAGGTGTTCGGGTTCTTCGATGGGCGCAACGTCAGGGCTGAAAGATTTCTGACTGAGCAATCATCGCGGCTTATCACAGGTCCTGATGGGCTGATGGACGATATCCGCGAGAATGTTCGACGCGTTTTGACCGGCGGCATGGAGGTTGGCACCTCGCCACGCACGGCGGCGCTTAATCTGGTGGGACGCATCAACCGAGCTACCGGACGGAGAGAGGGCGGCGTGATCGGTCTCAGCGCCAGAGACATGGAGCAGGCCGACAGCGTATATTCTATTTTGACCGACCCGGATGGGCCGCGCTCCTATTTTGTGAAGGATCGCAAAACGGGGCGCTGGAAACCGCGCTACAAGGGAACGGATCGCCAATTTGATAGCAAGATTATCAAGGCGATTGAAGAAGGAAAGCCGCTAAGTAAAGCTGATGCTCAGGCGATCACACAGCGGTATCGCAACCGGCTTTTGAAGGATCGCGGAGAGACCATCGCGCGCACCGAGCTTCTTGGCAGCGTACATCATGCGCAGAACGAAGGGCTGCGGCAGATGGTTGATAGCGGACGTGTACAGGCAGATGCGATCAGCCGGGAATGGGACGCATCGGAAGATAGCGCAACACGGTCTTCACACCGCGCGCTGGATGGAGAGAAGGTTATTGGACCGGATGGCGTGTTCACCACGATCAACGGGGCGAGAATGCGGTTCCCGGGTGACAGAAGCCTTGGGGCGCCAGGGAGTGAAATTGTTCAGTGTCGTTGCGCGATAAGAACAAGAATCGACTTTACCAAGGGTCTGCGTGACCAATTGACACCTGAAGAATTGGCGCGTGCTAGATCCGCGATGGTCTGATGGCAAAGGAATTCATTGCACAGATCGAAGAGTGGGTCACAAAGGTAGAAAAGATTCAGAACGCAGTGGTATCTACCGCCACAACTGAACTTTTGGCTGGGATAGATATCGTTTCTGGCAAAACCCGTGGTGGTAATCCGCAGAAAGGTCAAATCCCGCGCGACCTTGGGGCTCTGGCTGGGTCGCTGCAATCATCGCTTTATGGCAGTACATCGATCACACAAATCGGTAAGGAATCACATGTGCTGGTTGCTGGTTCGATGGAAGCAGGTGATGTAGCAGAGTTTGTATGGGGCGGAACAGATGCTCCATATGCCCGCCGCATCCATTATGGATTTAGCGGTGAGGATAGCCTAGGACGGAAATATAACCAGCCTGGATTATTTTGGGTCGATGAGGCTGCGAACAAATGGCAAGGCTATATTGACGACGCAACGCGACGGGCAAAAGCGGAGATCACAGGATGAATACGACAAGCCTTCGCAATGCTCTAAAATCGGCGCTTTCTGACGCTCTAAGCGGCTATAACGTGGCGTGGCCCGGTGTGGATTATTCTGGGACGCGTCCGTTTGTAGAGATCACATTTCCGGTTGCTGATCGAACCGGAGGAGCGCTAAAAGGAAATCAGTTCAAGCATGAAACGGGCCGCATGTCGGCGGTCGTCGTCACTGAATCTGGAATCGGCGAAAATGATGCACTTTCTATAGCCGACCTGATCGATACCTTCTTTCCAGAAGGTCGCAAAATCATGTTCACTGGCGGCGTCATCACTGTCACCCATCCGCTGGATATTCGCGGAGGTTATACAACCGAATACGATTACCGTGTCCCGTGCATCATCCGATATCTGGCAAGTTTCTGAATTCCGGCCTTCCCGGCGGGCCGGTGCCCTATGCGGGTGTGAGCCGGGGACATCCAAAAGCATAGGAGGCCATCATGGCTGTAATTTCGAGCATCGGCGGAACGCTGAGCTTCAACACTTCTCTGCCTGCCGCAGAAGACGCATCGAGCTATGGCGCACTGTCGTCGTGGGCAGAAATCGAAAATCTTCTGGACGTGACCCCGCCGAAGGTTGCGACAGGTGACACCACGTTTACGCCGCTCAAAACAGGCTGGACACAACACACTGTTGGCGCGAAGGACATCGAGAATATCACGGCGAACTGCGCCTATGATGAGAGCGACAATACCAATATCGAAACCCTGCGCGGCTATGACAGCACCTCGACAGTTCTGGCGTGGAAGTATGTCGATTCTGCAGGTCGCACCTGGTACTGGAAAGGCCGTTGCATGAGCTTCGGACCGACTGCACAAGACGCCGACAGCCACAATGGTCGTTCGTTCGAAGTCCGTAATGCGGGCGCTGCGCTGATCGAGGTCGCACCGGCATAAGCCATCCCTTTCGAGGGTTAGGGGCGTAGGCGGGAAGTGGTTTCAATCGCCTGCGCCCCGTTTCAAGAAACCGCGAAACCAAGGATATTCAAATGTTCCAGTTCACCGATACGAAAGCACTTTCCGAAAACGGCGCATGGGTCCACATCAAGGACAATGGACGCCCTGCATATTGGCCTGATGATGATGGCAAGCCTGATCGCAACAAGCCAGTGCGGGTTAAGGTGCTTGGGCCGCACAGTGAGACCTACAAGGAGCGCGCGCGTCGTCGTGCCGCCAAGGCGGTGAAAGAGACCAACGGGTCCGTGAATTTCTCCAAAATGTCTATCGGAGAAATCGAGGAAATGATCGAAAAAGGCGAAGACGCCAGCGCGAAAAACTGGGCAGACCGTACCATCGACTGGGAAAATATGCCGGGCCCAGATGGAGAACCTATTTCGTTTTCAGCAGAAAACGCCATGCTGATCTACACCAGCTATCCGAATATCATCGCTCAACTCGATGAAGACGCAGGCGAGATCGGAGATTTTTTGGACCTAACGTCGAGCGACTAATCCTTGCCGCTCGACAATATGGCTGGCTGCACTCAGTTCCTGAAATCGAAAGCAAAAGCGGAACCCGACGTTGGCCGGGGCCGCGGCTCAAAGTATCATTTCTTGATCAAGGCATCGCTCCGCCCGTGGTGGAAATATCTGCGGGCGGATACCTTCTCGATGCGCTGTTTGAGGCTGGGCCTGACAAGCCAGGAGCAATGGGCGGTGATCTGCCGCTCGAATGGCCGGACGTATGGGCGTACATGCAAGCGACACAGGCTATCGTTGAGCCGTGGGAAGCGCGGGCACTGAGAGAAATGTCCATTGCCTACGCGGATGAAAAATGCGCAGCAACTGATTTGCTCAGGAAAGCGCCAACAGATCGTTTCAAGGACTGATTCATGGATCTTGCGAA